CGGTAAACCTGTTGAAAAAATGATGTTTGACAGTATAAGCGATGCTAAAGACTTTATTTCTAGTTATGCAGATGTTTCAAATGTAGAAATCTATGGATTAAATACATTTGCTTATGTTTATATCTTTGACAATTTCAAAGGTGAAATTAATTACGATCCAAAAACAATTCGTATTGGCAATATCGACATTGAGTGCGCCGCTGACGAAGGTTTCCCCGACATTCAAAAAGCAAACAAAGAAATTACTGCCATTACGCTTCGGTTTGATGGTATTAATTACGTATTTGGATGCGGTGAATTTAAAACAAATAACAGTAATACAAAATATCTAAAATGTAAGAATGAACATGATTTACTTGGTAAATTTGTGAAAGCTTGGCAAAATTTAGATATGGATATTATTACTGGCTGGAACATTGAATTTTTTGATATGCCATATCTAATTAATAGAATTAAAAATCTTCTTGGTATAATGGAAGCAAAGAAATTATCTCCTTGGGGTATTCTTAATGAACGTATGGTTGAATTTAAAGGCAAAGAAAACCAAAGCTATGACCCTGTAGGTATTTCAGTTCTAGATTATTATCAACTTTATCGTAAATTTACTTTCGGTAACCAAGAATCATACAAACTTGATTATATCGCTCAAATTGAACTTGGTGAAAAGAAAATTGATTATTCAGAATATGGTAATTTGTTAGAACTTTACAAAAATAATTATCAAAAATTTATTGAATATAATATCCAAGACGTCGAGCTTGTCGAAAAGCTAGATGATAAAATGAAATTTATTGAGCTTGTTATGGCTTTCGCATATGATGCGAAAGTTAACTATGGTGATACAATGACAACTGTTCGCCCTTGGGATGTTATTATCCATAACTATCTTCTTGAACGTAATATTGTTATTCCGCAATTTAAAAAACAATACGACAATGAGGCATTAGTTGGGGGTCATGTTAAAGAACCAAAAATAGGATTAAGTCATTGGGTTGTTTCCTTTGATTTGAACAGTCTTTATCCACATTTGATTATGCAATATAATATTAGTCCAGAAACATTTGCAGGAAAGGTAGCATTTCCATCTATAGACTTTATGTTAGATGGTACGTGGGAATATCGCGATGAAATGGTAGCCTATGCTGCAAATGGTTGCACATATAAGAAAAATAAACAGGGATTTCTGCCCGCCCTTATGGAGAAAATGTATAACGATCGCACTATTTACAAGAAAAAAATGATTGAGGCTAAAAAAAGTTATGAGAAAACTAAAAATCTTGAAGATGAAAAATTAATAGCTCGTTATCATAATATGCAATTAGCCAAAAAAATTCAGTTAAATTCAGCTTATGGTGCTTTGGGTAATCAGTATTTCCGTTGGTTTAATCATAACCATGCTGAAGCAATTACAATGTCTGGTCAACTTTCTATTCGTTGGATCGAAAAGAAAATGAACAAGTTTATGAATAAGATGCTTAAAACTAATAACGTTGATTATATTGTTGCTTCTGATACAGACTCGATTTATGTTGAAATGAATGAAGTTGTTAACGCTGTATTCGGTGGTAGAGATGGTGGCCCAGATAATCTTATAGTTGTTGATGCGCTAGACAAATTCATTGAAGCAAAGATTCAACCTTACATAGATAAATGCTATGAAGAGTTGGCTGATATGATGAACGCCTATGAACAAAAAATGAAAATGAAACGAGAAACAATTGCTGATAAAGGCATTTGGCGTGGCAAGAAAATGTATATTCTTAATTGTTGGAACGTTGAAGGTGTGCAATACGATAAACCGAAGTTGAAGATGTCTGGCATTGAAGCGGTTCGTTCGTCAACCCCTCATGCTTGCCGTGAGAACATCAAGAAAGCATTTAATATTGTTATGAATGGTGATCAAAATGAACTAATTCAATTTATTGATGAGTTCCGAATTAATTTTGCAACTATGCCCTTTGAAGAAGTAGCTTTTCCTCGAGGGATAAAAGGCATTTCTAAATACCATGATTCATCTTCAATATATAAAAAGGCAACACCAATCCAAGTTAAAGGTGCATTACTTTTTAATTATTGGATTAAAAAGAAAAATATAAAAAATATCCCTCCAATTATGGATGGAGATAAAATTCGTTTTGCTTATTTAAAAGTACCAAATCCTATTCAAGACAGTGTTATTGCTACTCCAGATAGTTTACCTGTTGAGTTTAATCTAGATAAGTATATTGATAGAGATATGCAATTCGATAAATCATTTCTTGAACCAATTAAATCTATTACAAGTGTAATAGGATGGGATGTTCAACACAAGTCAACACTAGAGAATTTCTTTTCTTAATTTAAATTTTATTTACAAAGGAATTATTTCAATGAAATTAGACGAATCAGATGATTTCGGTTTTTCTTTTACTGATTCTAAAGAAATAGCAATCAAAGTTACAGCTACCGAAGATAAACTTCAGGGGTTAAAAGATATGATTATGCCACTTTTAAGAAACTTGATGAAAAATCCTGAAAAAGATACTATTGTTTGGCCAAATCGTAAACAAAAAATTGAAGAATTTATAAAGAAAATGGAAAATTATATTTCTGAATAATCAATGTAGTTTTCTGGTTCAATTAGGGATGAAGAACATGACGACAAAATGGATCTGTACTTTTAAAGTAGGTAATAAAGAAGCAAAAATTTATTTAAATTCTAAAGAGGACTATTTTTTTGTTGACTATTACGAAAATGGTAGTATAATAGGGGATGAACATTATCCCAACAAAAGCTTTGCTTGGGTAAAAGAATGTGTAGAAAATTGGTTTAATGGTGTAAAGAAAACTGTAGATGGCGATTGAAAGAATTATCTTTAATAATCTTGTATATAATGAAAATTATGGTCGTAAAGTAATTCCTTTTTTAAAAGAGGAATATTTTGTTGATTTTAATGAGAAAATTGTTTTCAACCTTATTGATTCGTATGTAAAAAAATATAATTCTTTTCCCAGTAAAGAAACAATTGCTATTGATCTTTCAAATGAATCTAATGTTAATGAAGATGCATTTAACAAATGCAAACAAATCATTGAAACTATCGACAAAGATAATGATACCAATATTGATTGGTTGACAGATCAAACTGAAAAATGGTGTCAAGAAAAAGCTCTTTATATTGCAATTATGAAATCTATCCAAGTTATGGATGATAAAAGTGGAAAATTGAGTAAAGGTTCTATTCCTCAAATTTTAACAGATGCACTTGGTGTTTCTTTTGATACTCATATCGGTCATGATTTTATTGAAGATGCTGACTCTCGTTTTGAATTTTATCATACAATTGAATCTAAAGTTCCATTTGATTTAGAATATTTTAACAAAATTACTCATGGTGGTTTGTCTAAAAAAACGTTAAATATTGCATTAGCTGGCACTGGTGTTGGTAAATCTTTGTTTATGTGTCATTGTTCTGCAGCAAATATGATTGCAGGTCTTAATGTCCTTTATATAACTATGGAAATGGCTGAAGAACGCATTGCTGAACGAATAGATGCTAATCTTCTAGATGTATCTGTAGATGATCTAAAGCTATTACCTAAAGATTCTTACAATAAAAAAATAGAAAAAATTAAAAATAAAACAAAAGGCAAACTTGTTATCAAAGAATATCCAACAGCTTGCGCAGGTTCAGCAAATTTTCGTCATTTACTGAATGAATTGAAGATTAAGAAAAACTTTTCACCTGATATTATCTATATCGATTATTTAAATATTTGTCTATCATCAAGGATTAAAAATGGAGCCAACGTCAATTCTTATACCCTTATCAAAGCAATCGCAGAAGAACTTCGAGGGTTGGCAGTTGAATTCAATGTTCCTATCGTCTCTGCGACTCAAACAACTAGAAGTGGATATTCGAGCAGCGACGTGGGACTGGAAGATACATCAGAATCTTTCGGACTCCCAGCCACAGCTGATTTTATGTTTGCACTCATCACAACCGAAGAACTTCAAGATTTGGGTCAAATTATGGTTAAACAGCTTAAAAATAGATACAATGATCCTGGGATCAATCGTAGGTTCGTCATTGGTGTTGATCGTGCAAAAATGCGTCTCTATGATGTAGAACAGCTAGCCCAAGAAGATATTCTTGATGGACCTGTAATGGATAATACAAAATTTGGTGAAGAAAATAATGAACGAAAACGATCAAATTTCAAATTCGATCGTAAAAAATTTGATGGATTTAAATGATACACAAATAAAAAATGTTTGACTTATTTTAAAAAATATAGTATTATTGATAATATAGGAGATTAAAATGAAAGTCAGTATTGAATTGGAAACAGAGGAATGATACACATTAGAGAAGAAGGTGAAACGGTCCGAACAGGATTTAACTTTTATCCTAAGGGCAGTAATCAAGTAGGGTTCGTATTTAGATTGGGCAAGTTTGTTGCCTGTGCCAGATACAATAAGCATCTTGGTAAGTTTAAGATCAACCGTTGGAGTTAAACGATGGATAAGGAAACTAAAATGAAAGTCAGTATTGAATTGGAAGCAGAGCAGGTTGATGCTATCGTATTGCAGGAACTTCAGCGTGTTCTCGAGCAAAACATCCAGGATTATATCAACAAGATAAATGTGTGTGATA